AGGGTGACCTGTCCAGTACCGGTGTCTCTACGACTGGCGCTGGGTTCCGGCTCCGAGCCAAGAACACGGCATCGACTACAGACGTGACCGGCACGATCCTGTCCGCTCGGGACGCGGTTGTCTCGAACGGGTTCAACACGCAGTGCCAGGCATTCGGCGATTTCGTCGCTTCGGTCACGGGTACCTGGACTGTCGTCGCCACAATCTATGCCGCTAACGGTACGAACAACGTTGTTCAGGCTTATTCCAGTACCGGCCACATTCCGAACCTGACTATCAAAGATATCGGAACCTGATACCTAGGAGATACCGTGACGACTGCTAACCTGCTGACCCTGTTCGGGGTCTTATCCGGGTTACTCATCACGGGCCTAGGAATCGTCGTGACTGTCCTTCTTTCTGTCTTGAACAGAAAGAACGACACGATAGAAAAGTTGCGTGAAGCGAATCTCAATTACCGGTTCGCGCTTATCCAGCTTGGCTCGGTAGGAGAGGCCGTGAACAAGACTCTAGGCTCTCTTCCGATTCCGCAACCGGACGGAAACCCGTGATGAACAGGTTTATCGAATGGCTTCTAGGCCGTTATGCCGAATTTACCCGTGAAGAGAACAAACTAGCCGAGGCGGATCAGATCTTGTCCCGAGAATTCAGAGCTGATGCCGAACGAATCGGGACAGCTCAGCGTCTCCGTCTGGAACAGAACCATGTCGGCGAGGGTTTCATGCTCGCTTTCCAGGCTGGACAGAGACCGGATAGGAAGCGAAGATGAACCTTTCTAACTGGATCACTTTCGGTGTTCTGGTCGTAGGGGCCGTATCCGGTTCCTGGGCATCTATCGTGTACGGGTACCGGGCTCGATGGTGGAAGCGTGGCACAGACGAGTACCGACGCCACCTCGGGGTGTTCACGACGTCGTTGACGGCTGTATTCCTGCTCTACCTGGTCCGGCCCTTTATCGTACCGGGCGTATTCGAATGGATACGTACCCCCGCGTTCGCTCTGGTCGTGGCCTGTGTTGTGTGGCGACTTCTGATCATCCTTCGCAAGCCTCGCCATGACGCACCTAGACACAAGGAATAGAGGGAGTATGTACCTAACCAACCTGGCCCAGATCGCTCGGTCCGCTGGCCTGACTGTGATTGAACAGCCTGGCTGGCAGACCCGGGGACACGGCCCCCAGACGGACGTACAAGCCATCGTGTGCCATCACACGGCCGGAGCCCCGACCGGGGACGCGCCGAGCCTGTACGTGGTCCAGAACGGCCGTACCGGGCTTGCAGGGCCGTTGTCACACCTCGTCCTGGCTCGGTCCGGAACGGTCTACGTCGTGGCCGCTGGCCTGTGCTGGCACGCCGGGGACACGATCCAGAATTGGCAGAGCAACCCGCACTCGATCGGGATCGAGGCTGAAGGGACCGGTACGGCTCCGTGGCCGGACACCCAGATCAAGGCTTACGCCAAGCTGTGTGCGGCTCTGGCTCGTGCCTTCAGGATTCCGGCCAGTCGGGTTATGGGACACAAAGAAGTCTGTTACCCGGTCGGGCGAAAGTCCGATCCCAACTTTGATATGAACGCGTTCCGGAACCTAGTGACTGGATACCTCTCTGGCGATCCCGAGCCGAGCCCTACGCCCGAAGACAAGAAAGGAACTGCCGAGCTAATGGAACGAATCACCGTGACTCCGCCGGACGGAGCTGAGCACACTTTCCGGGTCAACCTGTCCGGCACGGACACGGCCGGTGTCGTGATCCGGCCTCGTATTGGTGGGGACGGGTACGGCACTCCGATGTGGGTCGGCCATATCTTTGCTTGGGGTAATGACAAACAGGGTGTTGGACAGGACCCGGCCGGTACTGCGGGTTACAATAACCGGCTTGTCTCGCACCGACGGTATGACCTGAAGGGCGCCGTCTGGGCGGATATCAAGTACTCGGCGGCCGAGCCGTTCGAGGTCGACTGTTTCTGATCAGAACAGGAAAGGTTATTACATGAAGTATGCAAAGGCTGTAGGGGCTCTCGTGGCCGCGATCCTGGGTGTGGGCGTCTCCGTCCTGATCCCGGGCATTGACCCGGCTTGGGCAGCGTCTCTGACCGGTCTCCTCACGGTGATCGGAACCGTTGTAGCCCCGAAGAACGACACCGTGTAACACAGAAAAGCCCCGTCCTGGCCCTGAGTGGGTCTAGGACGGGGCTTTTCTCGTCTGTAGGGTCTACTCCCCAGACAGGAACTTAGACAGCTCCTGAGCGCTCTCAGGGCTCATCACGATCCCACTATCGCCATGGACCAGGTCTTCGATGACGAGCGTGACGAAACCATCCGGCCACTTCTTCAGACTCGCCTTGCAGTACCCGATCGTCTCGATCTCGTACAGTCCAGTCATCGTCCCTCTTCCTGATCGATCAAACCCTGAATAAACCAATACGCTTTGTTACCGATCCAAACATCCGTGGGCTCAGGGTCCGCCCCATCCACACCCGAAACCATCTCGGCCACGATTCCGGCCAAGCGCTCCCGGATCTTCAGTTCTTCGTCACGACTGTCCGGGTTCACTTATCGTCTCCGTTCAGGTACTCGATCAATTCCTGAATCTGTTCCGGGCTCAGCTCGACCACGCCGTTATGGGCCATGCCACTAAATGTGGCTGTCCCGTCAATCCACTTGATCACAGACAGTTCGTCGCCGTCCTCGTCACGGAAATTCTTCAAAACTTTGTAGTACTCCATGTCTGTATCCTCTCAGAGGTAGAGCGGGAGTGCAATCCCGTTTTCGTCGTACGGGTCGTGTTCTTGACGATCCGTGGGGCACACGTCGTACCCGTCCGGAGTGACCCAGGCACCTTCTGTGTCATCCCAGGTCAGGGGCTCCCGGCAAATTCGGCAGTGCACGTTCTTCGGCATGTACCTGACAGTACACGACCGAAGGGCCCGGTACAAGACCGGGCCCCGAGTCGTTACCTAACCGATCTGACCCGCGATACTTTCCAGGTTCTGGAGTGCACCACCGATGATGCCCATGAGTTGCTCGGCCTGGTCCTGGGCGGACTGGAACGGACCGATCGCGTTGCCGAGCTGACTGTGTCCATCTCCGAGCGCTGCCGCCACGTTTTGCTTGGTGTCGGTAATAACCTGAATCAGTTGCTGAACAGCCGCCAGCGGAGTCGTGTCCCCCGAGATCTGGAGAAGTCGCACAGCGGATTCGTGAGCGGTCATGTTCTGGGCGGTCCCTTCGTTACGTGGCGGCAAGACGCTCTCACCGCGTTCAACCTTGGCCGTGTTCTTGACAGGGATGTTCGTTGCATCGACGGCGTCCCGAAGCTCCGCCAGAGTCCGGGCCAAGCCGTCCGGAGTTTCGTCCGACGCGACACCCTTCGCAATCGAGTCAATCAAGGCGTCGTCTTCGAGCCCGTCCATGACTTCATCGATACCCGCGTTGGCCCAAGCTTGCTCGTATTCCGCGTAGCTGTCCTCCGGGGGATCGGTCACGTTCTGTTCCTCTCGTTCCGCCTTCTTCCTACGCTTGTATTCCCGAGCCCGGCGCCGGTTCTCTTCAACGTACTTCGGGTTTTCTTTATCACGTTGATACCGAGCAGGCCGCGCTTCCCGTTCCTTGTCCCGAGTACACGCCCGGCAAGTCAAGCCTCCGTACGCTGGGAACTCGGACCGAGGCTTGACTTCGTGACAGACCTTGCACTCTTTCTCTGTGTACCCGTGTTTGGTCCCCAACTAGTTTCCCCGGCCGCAACCCGGACAGGTAGCAGGCTTGCCCCGCTCTGCTGTGAACCAATACGGGACATCGTGGTGCGCGGCTCGGTTCATACACCCGATCTCCACGGTCTTCGGAGCGTCTTTGACCCAACCTTTGGTGTGCTTGGGGTGCTTCTCGTTTTTCGCCATACCCCAACCTTATCTGGGTGACGGGACTCGTGCAAGCCCCGTCACTCTATCGGATTAACCTCGGTCTACCTCGGCCCAGCACGCGGCGTACCCCGCGATGTCCATCTTGTTGTCTTCCTCGGGACCGGACATCTCCCGAGCAAGCTTGACCAAGATCATCAGACCAGCTGTGTCGCCGGGCGTGATATCAGCGTCGTCTTTGAGCTTGTACCGTAAGAACGTGTTGAACAAACTAGCGATGTTCTCGAAATTTTCCATGGGCTCGCCATAAGTCCGGTTCCGGTCACCCGTGATGAGACGCTCCGCCTCCCGCAGGACTTCGGCCCGAGCCGGGATCGGGATTTCCTCGGAAAACAGTCGGGCCAACTTGGTTTGGTGCGCGTCTTTGCCCGAAACAGCCACGACAATCATATACCCGCCAACAGCTTCCTCCCGTTTCCTTTCGAAAGTACGCTGTTCAGTCGTGGCATTGGCATCGTCCTGCGCGTTCTCGACAGTGTTGCCCCAAGCCCAGCAACCTGTATCTTTTCCCCAAGCCAAATATTCCAAGCCATCTTCGTTGTCCGGCTCTTTCAGAGCCGTGATATTCCCGATTGGGTCTCCGATATAGTGCTTGTCTCCGATATAATAGTGAGCCATTCAGTGTGCCGCCTCTCTCCAATTCCGTGCTGGCTTGGGTGTACTCCCGACCGGGAACTCTACACGCTGTCCACCCGGCGGGTCAAGCTCGGAGGACAAGCACTTGACGAACAAGGCTCGGTCTTCCTCGAACGTGGCGAGCGGGATCGAAGCGAGAAGCTCGTCATGGATTGGGATCTTGATCATCCGGATCAGCCGGTTAGGCATTTTGAACATGCCACGTTTCATGATCTCGGTCGTGCCGCCCTGACCTTCCAGAGCCGGGGCTTGAGTGAATACCCGTTTCGGATCGACCTTCATTTTCCGGCCCCACAGATTCTTGACATATCCGAGACTACTAGCCTTGGCAACAACCGCGTTCTGCCACGCCACGACTCCGGGGAATGCCTTGTTCAACCCGGTCAGGAATACCTTGCAAACGGATTCGGCAATACCCGTGTTCTTGTGCAAGGTGGTGGCTCCAACCCGATAACCCCAGGCATGGCCCATTCGCTTTGACATCTTGTTCCGGTAATACTCTACGTCCGTGTCGACCAGTTCCTTTCCCCACACAGCGTAGGCGTTGATCAGGTGCCCATCCTGGCCAGGCTGGAACCGGACGGCGAAAGCCTCATCCCCGCTCAGGGCCGCCACAACCCGAGCGTCCGCGTTCGAGTAGTCGAATCCGCATAGCCCTTCCCAATCCGAGTCCGGCAAAAGAAGGTGCTTGTACCGCTTGTCATACACAGTCAGACCTGGCTCGGTCACTGAGTTCCGGCCCGACTTCTGGAGCGAGGCGATCTCCGGATGCACCTTTCCGTCTGGGTGCATACATGCCCAGGTCAATTCCGGCATCGATCGCTGTCCGGCCAACACTGCCAGGGCATCCGCGAATTTCTGGACCTCTTCCGGAACAGCCTCGGTTGGTTCCCACCCCTTGTTCGTCGAGACGTATCCGCACGCTTCTCGGATAGAGTCGGCACCAAACGAGAGATTCCCCTTGTCGGTCCGGCCAAGTCCGTTCGTGGAAATACCGAGCTCGGTCATAGCCTTGAGCACGGCTTCCTTGCCCTCGTTGGACTGGAGCGGCTTTTTCTTGTCCGAGACCGGGAACCCGAACCGGTCCCGAAGCCAGTCAAGGGTGTGCGCCGCGTCCCAATCCTGCTCGTAGATCAGGGCTTTGGTTTCATCCTGATCGACTCGGACGCCGTTCCGGGAGATCTGGGCAAGGATACCGGCCGAGAACTGTTCATCCCACTCATACCGACCTGGAGCGCTGTCTAGACCTATCAGAGCCCGAGCAACGTGCCTTGCTGCCAAGACATCATCTCGGAGGTAATCCCGGAACATCAGAGCGTCTTGGGCCCGGTC